AGGTGACTCTTTACCGCTTCCTGTAATCCTTCGGGTGTGTCCTCGAACTTCTGCAATGTTGGGCTATTGGCTAAATCTACCCCTACTTTGTCCTTCCAAGTAAATGATGATGCGCCTGCGCCTGCGCCTGCGCCTGCACCTGCGTCTCCAGCACCAGCTGAGCCACCTTCGCCACCAGCATTACCAGCAGCGTTGCCGTCTCCTCCGTCTCCTCCGTCGCCGTCGCCGTCGCCAGTTCCACCTCCTGCTCCGTCTTCTGCAAAGCTCATCATACAGGGTATTAAACTAAATAACCCGAACAATGGACTTAAATTGCCGAATACTCGGTTTAAGTTATCCATTTTGTTCCTCTTTCTGTTTTGCCAGTGCACTGATTTGCTCTGGCGTTAATCTTAATAAAGTCTTAATCGTTGCCACTACTTCTCTGCGTCCAGCATTGATGAGTATTCTATCTCTATTGTCAGGGTCAAAGATACTCTCATACCAACCACATGATTCCTCAAGGAAATCCATAACTTCCTTGCCTTGTGGTGTATCAAAGACCGACCTGACATTTGCAACAATAGCTTTAGCGTCTCTTATATCTTTTAAATCCATTATTCAAATCTCCTCTTACCTGCGCTTGCTTGCCCTGCCTCGGCAAGAGCTTTGTCTCCTTCAGCAGCTTTCTTACCTATATCAGCAGAAGCGGTTAACATATCCATTTTCTGTTGCTGGGCCATAGCCTCAGCTCTTGCTTCTCTGATTCCTTCTACTTCCTTATCGTCTCTCAATACAACCATTGGAGCTCCTAAGATGTCCCATGCTTTATCTACAACCTTATCAGGGTTTACTTTATCTATTACGTCAGGAACACTTGCTGTCATTTGCCCAAGTAGGCTTAAACCACCTAAGAGAGAATTAAGTTCGCTTCTCTTTTGAGCCTGCGCAAGCAGTGATACATAATCAATCTCAAATGAAGGGTTCTCCCAAAGCGCATCAGGAATAGGTGGCAACTTGCCCGCCCGAGACATAATGCCTATTGTTCTAATTACAACCGGGTTCAATATTTCTACCATGTATCTGCCTACTGCTGGACCGAGCATTGACATCTTCTCATTGATTCTTTCCTGAACCTCTGGGTTCTGCATTTGTTTCGTAATGTTCTCAAAGGCCAGAAATACATCATTATACATCAATGATTTAACTTGTCTCGCATAGTAGTCAATTGCTTCCATTCCTGTCTGAGGATTACCGAAGTTAGCAAAAGCAAATATGTCCTTACCTGAATCCATGGCTGTCTTTTTATAATAGTTGATAGCCCGAGGATTAGAGTTGAACGGTAATATAAAAGCATTATGCGGAACAGCTACCGGAGGGTCTGTGTGTTTCATCATACCCCTGAGGTTAGTCTTAGCAACTGCATTTAGTAATCTGGCGAAGGGCAAGGCTTTCATAGCCGGGGAAAATCCCCATGGGATAAATGGTCTCTTGTCAAACCTGTGGGTCATTGCAGGAAACTCATAATATCCGCTTTCTTCTATGATGCGCTTACCCTCAACATCTATCCATTGTGCCTGTATCGGCAAATTCTTTTTATCTGTCTTGGTTACGTCTCTAACGTGTCTCTTTCCTATATATAAAATGAACTTATGCTTCTTATTCTGATTGGGTGATGATGCTTCCAGTCTCATTTCAGTTGATAGAGCTTCTTCTCCCCAACGAGTAACTGCCTGCTCGGCCGTATACTCAAACTCTAAATAGTATGCCACAACTCTACCCTTTGCGTCCTCTACGATGCAGGTCTGTCCTAATGGTAGATTGTAAAATCTAATGTCTTCCTCAAGGTCATCTTCCTCAAGCAAGATTGATGTGCCATAAACACCACTTGATTTATAAGACGGGAAAGCCTGTTCATAGAAGTTTGATTTATTGAATGCGTGATATAGCTCCTCTGTCACTCCTTCAAGGTAGTTAGAGACCTCTTTATTGTCTACAAGTGCATTGTCCTTAGCTCTTAGCTTAAACCATTTAGATGAGGGTGGAGTAAGGTAATTCATAAACCCTGATGCTAAAACATCTGGTGCCTCAAGTGTGGTTGAATCATATAATTGCGCTGTGTCCATTTCGGTGCCCGCAAAGCTCTGACGTGTATGGTCTGGGCTCTCTACATAAAAATATCCATGGAGGTCTTGCCAGTAGGACATGAAGTTAGCCTTTTCTCCTGATAGCTCCTTAAAGCGCCTGATTCTTTCATCTGCTCCGGACGTGTCCATAGTCTTTGGCAGAACTTGTTTTGTATTCATTAAAGCCTCCCTATCCAGTGGGTTTCCATTTTGCTAAAGCCCATAGAGCTGTAGAATCTTTCCAGCTTATCAGCCTTAGAGTTTGCCATATTCACCATGGTTATAAAGTTATATCCTTCTTCTTTCAATATCTTGCGTGCCTCAGTCAGCAGTCTAATCCCATTGTGTCTATAAGTGGGGTTGATATACCAGATGACTTCTTGCCATACCTTCTCAGAGCTTATCGGTGATGCTACCTCTTTACCTGCCAAAGCACCCTCACACTTACCGTCTATAATTAAAAGAAAAGCGCCGTCCTTGAGGTCGTCTATTGTTTTGGTAAGTGCAGACATATCGAGCTTTACATATTCTTCTAATGATTCCTCATAGAAATTATTGATGAGCTTTATAATGTCCTGCTCGTATTTAGGTTGATAGCGTTCTATTTTCATTGACCCAATAAAGTCTTTCTGGCTACCTCTGCCTCACCCGCTATGCCCAAGGGTGATGTGAATACTGTCCGTGATTTAGCAACTGCTTTCTTGCGTGTAAGGACTGCTGCCGCTGCTGTAGCTGCCACCTGAGTTGGTTGTGGTGCGATTGGTGGTGCTACTGCCGGAGCTTGTGGAACTGAGGTAGCCGCAGCAGAGCCTTGAGGCCCTTTGGCTAATTGAGATATACCATACGCCGCTGCCGCCGTTGCTCCTACCGCCATTATTCCCGTTCCCACTGCCGCTGCCGCCGTTGCTCCAAGTGCTAATCCTATCGACGTAAAAAGTGCCATTTTAAATCCTCCTTAACTTAAACCTGCTATTTGGAACAAATTATCTTCCTTACTATATTGGGGAGTCCTATTCATATATTGACTCTCTTGGTCATACCTTATTTCACCTATCAAGCTAACAGCATAAATCAAAGCATCTGCTAAGTTAGGAGACTTAACTCCGTCCTTGCGCATCTTATCTTTACTGATTAAAATCTTACGCTGGTAATGATCATAAGTATATCTAAGGGTGCAAAGTTCTTTAATCACAGCTTCATCTTCAATAACAATGTGGCCCTTGTCCACTAATTCTTTCAGCTTATAAGCGTTGGCTGTTCTGTTGTTGCCAAAGAACTTATTGTCCTTATAATTCAATGGTGGGTTTCTAAAGCCCTTGAAGTTCTCTAATCCCCTGCCTTTGTTCAATGTATCAAGAGGCCCTGCCCCTATGCCGTCCTCATCTATGACGGATAGTTCAGCATTCTGCTCTGATGCTGTTGTCAATATCCTGCCGGTCGTATAATTAAGGTCTTTGTGTTCCCACTCATCTACATGGTGAAGTCTCCAATGCTGTGCTCCCTGTTGCTGAAGAATGGCTACTGCACACTTATCATCACCATATCTAGCTATATCAAACCCTGCTATTCTCATGCCATAGTTATCACGCAATGGGTATCTGTTGAGTTTTGTGTTTATAAGCTCCTCATAACTGAATAGAGCATCTTCTGAAAGGTCAAGAGGCTGGCCGAGCCAAATGTGGTTATAGTCTGCCTCACTCTTAATCTTGCATTCCGCCGCTTCGTTCTTAAGAGCTTCAGAACAATATGGGTTATCAGTATAATTTATGTGAATATGTAAGCAGTCTGGCCTTCCTATGAGCATATCATAGACTGGATCAGTGGGGATATGTCTGTTCATTGTGAAAAATACTTTAGCTTTTTGTTTACGAATGGTAGGGATTAGAACATCGAGAGTTTGTTTAGTAATTGCTTGGGCTTCATCTATCCAAAGAACATCAATACCTTCCATTCCCTGTATATTGAATGCACCTTGCTGCCTAAATCCTCTGAAGTTTATAGTTGAGCCTGATTCTTTGTGTATTATCTTTTGTGCCTGTATATCAAATGCCAAAGTTTTCTGTCTTATAATATCAGCTAAAAGGGAATAAACACTCTCTGAAATAGAGTTCTGTGTTTCTCGGCCGCAGACAGTTCGCAAGTTTCTCTTTTCAGTGTAATATAAAATAAGCCTGCCTACTCCTTGAGACTTGCCACCACCTCTGCCACCTTCAAGTAGAAAATACCTATACTTGTTGATCTCCGTCATTATTGGAACCAACTTCTCGGGTATCTGCAGTAATTCTGGAATCTCCAATTTTAATGTCTTCTCCAAAATCTAACTCCTGTGTCTTATGTTCGATTACTATTGAGGTCATTCGTGTGTATTTAATATCACCTGAATGTTCTAATTGGGTAGGCATTGATTTCTTGATTATCTCTAACGCAACCTTTATCTTATTGTTCTCTTTAAACTTATGAAAGTTGTCATTGAGATATTCGTAGCTTTTGCCTATGAGTAAATTGCGTGACTTCTTTTCATTTAAAGTTATGTCTGGCATCTTAAACCTCTTTACTTCGGTTGTCTCTTAGTGCCTTTGTTGCCCTTGCCTGCACCTGAGCCGTCTTGTCTTCTTTTCCCGCCACATGAACCACGTCCTCGTGCCATTATATTCTCCTCATTTTGATTTAATCCATAAAAAAAAGCGGGGTTCTTCCCCACTTGCTAATAGTATATAGTATATATGCTGATTTGTCAAACTATTATTTCCCTGTAAACATTGTCCTTACTGAAATTATAGAAAAGAAACAGTAAATTCAGTATACTGAAACAGTCGGTTTGGAGAAATTGTTTCAGACTATTTTTTCTAAAACTCCATTTTGTCGTCGCTGTAAAATAAACTTGACAAACACCGTTTAATATGATAATATTCAACTATGAAAGGAGCTAACATGAAAATATATGTATGTAAGTTTTGTAAACACGCATGGAAACCACGAACAGACAAGAAGCCTCTATCTTGTCCAAAATGTAAACGATATAAGTTTTCGGAAGAAAAAAAAGGAAATAAAAAATGACTAAAAAGCTTGTCAAGATCTTCAAAATATTTGTTCTGACCTTAATTCTCTCCTTGCTATGCAAGAGCTGTTATGGTTCTGGCAAACTTGAAGAACTTAAACCAGAGTATAGGCAAAGAGCCAAAGATTTTGTTGTGTGGATTCAAGAAACATACCCTGATCATAAGGTTGTAGTTGCTGAGGTATATAGAAGTCAAGAGAGACAAGACAAGCTCTATGCTAAGGGCAGCCACGTTACTCAAGTCAGAGTATCAAAACACACTATGCGTAAAGCCATGGATATATATTTTGTTAGCTTTAAGAGAATACTAAGGCCCAATGAAGCTCCTTATGCCGAGATAGGGGCAGAGTGGGAAAGACGTGGTAATATTTGGGGTGGCTCTTGGAAAACTTTATATGACCCGGGCCATTTTGAATTTTAATAACGGGGGGAAGATATTGACAAATTCTAATAGATGTGCTATAATTGATATATCGGTCAAGGGTTCGGATTTTTTATGCAAACAACGCCCTTTAGTATGCGCAGTTGAATTTAACCGTTCCTCTGACCGACGCAGAACGAGGGCTTTTTTACCTGACGAGATTATATTTGACGGTAGAAACCTAAAACAACAAAAAGATAAGGAGGATTTGGAAGCAGATTTTGTGGAGAATTTAGTTGGAAACGCATTAAATAAATAGAAAGGAAAGAATAATGGCTAAAGAATTAGTAAAGAGTCAATCACCAGCAACATTGATAGAGAAAGCTATCGCAGGTGGAGCAAATCTCGAGCAACTTGAGAAGTTAATGATATTAAAGGAGAGATATGAAGCAAACGAGGCAAGGAAGGCTTATCACGTTGCTATGGCTCAATTCAAAAGCAACCCTCCGAAGATAGATAAAGACCAAACTGTCAAATATAAAGATGTTAAATATAACCACGCTTCACTTGCTAATGTAACCGAGAAAATAAATGAGGCATTAAGCAAGTGTGGATTGTCAGCTTCTTGGTCAACTAAGCAGGACGGTTCTGTTACAGTAACTTGCAAAATAACTCACGCTATGGGTCACAGTGAAGAAACATCTTTGTCTGCTCCGGCTGATATGACTGGCTCTAAAAATGCAATTCAGGCAATAGGAAGCACAATCTCATATTTGGAAAGATATACTTTGCTGGCTCTAACTGGTTTGGCTACTTATGAGCAAGATGATGACGCTAAGGATTTAGATATTAAGTTCATAGATGAGAAGCAACTAAATAATATAGTTGACTTGCTTGCCAGCTTAGACGTTGGTCAGGCAAAATTCTGCAAGTTTATGAAAGTAGAGAAGCTCGAAGATATACCAGCAACCGATTATCAGAAGGCTCTTGTAGCCCTAGAAGCCAAGAAAGCAGGTAAGAAATGAAGATAATCACTTGTGATCAATACTCTGATGAATACTGGGCTGCTAAACTGGGCATACCCACATCAAGCAACTTTGATAAACTTGTTACCACCAAAGGCAAAACATCAATACAGCGTAAAAAGTATATGTTTAAATTAGCCGGAGAGGTTATATTGGGTCATTGTGTTGAAGGCTACCAGTCCCAATCTATGGCTAATGGACTTGAAACCGAAGCCGAAGCCAGAGAGTTTTATGAGTTTACTTCTGG